GTAGTAAGTAGTTCCACCATCGGGGGTAAAAAAGAACCAAACGTCAATTGCGCTTGCAGTTGTTGTTCGTGAAAGCGCTGCTGCGCCGCCGGGAAACTTAAATGAGCCGCCAGCCCAAGCCACTGATCTACTGGGCGTTGCATCATTTGTCAGAATTAGTGTAAACGAAGATGAACCTGTTGCCACTGGATACCGCAAGGTAAATGTGCAATTTCCTGTAAGAGTCGCAGAAAAGACGTTACCGCTTGTGATATCTATGTTAATTGCTGTGCCTGTATTACCAAGCGCGGTAATTGTGTCGGCATAACCAATTGCTTTAATGTAGTTACCGGTTGTTACAGCGGCAGATATAGCCAGCAAGTTTGTAGAAGAGGGAGCAGCGCCTGCACCACCACCAACCACTACATTGTTTGCAGCCAAAGCACCGGATGAGGCCAATACGCCTGTAGCTGTGTAAGCCAAAACGCCGCCGGATGTACCAGCAGACAAGTTTGTACCGCCGTTGACGACCGGGAGCGTCCCTGTTACGTTTGTAGCAGCATTTACAAACGTAGTTGAGCTTGTTCCTGTTCCGCCGTTAGCAATTGCCAAGGTGCCCGCAACAGTAACTGCGCCAGATGTAGCAGTTGAAGGAGTTAAACCCGTAGAACCAAAGCTGATTGTGGATACGCCGTCAACCGTGCTAGACGCAACTTTAACGTAGTCAGAACCGTTGTAATAAACAGTAGCTTTCTCGCCCGCAACAATTGAAACGCCCGCCTGTCCAGCGGCTTTAAACGTGACCACGTTTCCGCCAGCGTTGTCAACTACATACGTCTTACTGTAACTTGGGCCAGTAACTGTCTTATCTACAGAAGTGCCAGAAATCTTCACAACCGCAAATTGAGCTGTTACTGTTCCGGCCCCCGCCAACGTAGAGGTAATGTTTGTTACGCTTGCGTTGCCTGTGGTATTAGCCAAAGTAACCGCGCCATCACCTGTTAGGGTCAAAGTACCCGCTACAGCAATATTGACGTATTCAGTAATACCGTTGTTGACGACATTACCCCACGTACCCGTGAGGTCGCCCTGTGTTGGGGTTACTAGCCCTAGTTGTGCTGTTTCGGCTGCCATTTAAGTGCTCCTATGTCGTTACGACTGCAACCCAGTTGGCAGTCTGTGTGTCATCAATTACATCCCAGAATGGTCGTGCAGTCAACCCATCTGTACCTGTTGCTAATTCATTAATGGACGTTATAAACGCCGCTGCTGCCGCTAAAGTGTCCGCGCTTACCGCGTTCTCTTGTATTGTTGAAACAAACGTGACCTTTGCGTTGTTTGTCTCTGACCCTGTTGCGCTCTCAGTAACTGATGCAAAAGTTATAAAACTTGAAGTAACAGCGTCTGATCCGGTTGCAGATTCTTGAATTGTACTAAAGACAAGGAAACCGCCGTCCGTAACGTCTGAAGCCGTAGCACTCTCGCTTACGCTTGCCGCATATATTGGCAAGCTGGTTACTGCATCCGCCCCTGTAGCTGACTCAGTTACTGTTGCAGCATATACAGGTGTAGATGTAACCGCGTCGCTACCTGTAGCCACTTCAGTAATTTGTGACCCAAACGCTTGCCCTGCTAAAACTGCGTCTGAACCTGTAGCTGTCTCAGTTACGCTTACACTGATTCCCAGCGTAGAAGTAACAACATCTGTGCCAACAGCAATTTCGCCAATTCCGCCCCAAGCGTTATAGCCCCATGCGCTCTCGCCCCATCCCGTGCCTGCTACTGCTGCATCATATACTTCACCGCCTTCAGTAGCATCAGCACCTGTAGCAGTCTCAGTAATACCGGACAGTAAAGAAACAACAGAAACAACAGCGTCTGACCCGGTTCCTGATTCAACAACTATTCCAGCATACAGAGGTGATCCCTCCATGACATCTGAGCCTGTCGCAGTATCTGTTACGGCTGAGTCGTAAAGCTTACTTGTTGCAAGCGCGTCTGTGGCTGTACCTGTTTCGCTAACAGTAGGGGCTACGCTAAGCGCAGAAACAACTGCGTCTGTTCCGGTGGAGGCTTCGTCTACGGAGCTAGTGAAGGCGGTAAAACCGCCCCACCCTTGTTCGCCCCAGTAGCCGCCACCCCACCCGGCCATATTAAGCCGCCAAGCTGAATGTGTACGTCACAGACAATGTATCACCATTAACCACAGAACGGTCACCGGGTGAGCCAAAGTCAGCAGCAGAAAACAAAGTACCTGTTGCGCCACTTTTGTCATTAGCACTGGTCAAAAACGCGCCGCCCACTGTGGCTGTGTTATTAATATTAAACACTGCGGGTGAAGCAGTGTTAGTCACAACTGATGGGTTAGCGTTAGTTGACGCAGCAAGCGTAGCGGTCACGCGGTTTGCGTTGCTGTAGGGCACAATTTCTGTCCAACCAGCGTGAGAGGCCATAGTGTCGCCAGCCGCAGGGGTGTTAGAAGCTGCTGCGCCATACAGACCTAGATACCAAGTGGTAACTTGTGTAGTAGATGTTAATGCACTACCAGCCATGTACTGCAAACCAGCGTTAACTACCAAGTTCTTAGACTCAGCAGTCCACTTCAAGTTGCCGTCTTTGTCACGGCACTCAACGTGGTATTTGCCAGAAGCTTGTGCAGCTTCAGCGGCTTTGGTGTTGCAAGATAGGCCACCAGAAACTACGTCGGTGGCTTTGGTTTTTTCAATAGTCATGATGACTCCTTAGTTAGAACTACGAATGAGAGCCGCCGTAGCGGTATTTGCTGGCATGGTGATTGTAAATGTACCAACGGATGTTTTGTCAGACCCAAAGTCCAACACAGCAATCGAAGGCTTACCGGCAACCGTATCGTTGTAAATCAACGCACATCTTGCGGTGATTGCCCCATTCCACGAGATGTTTGGAAAGCCTACAAAAGCTGTGTACCCAGAAGACGATACCGTGATAGGTGTTAACTGCGCCCCACCAGCAGAGTAAGTGCCTGTATTAGGTACTTCATTGGTTGAACTGTAGACGGTTGTGTCTTCGTTTAGATTAGCATTAGCCGTATACAGGGCAATCTTGATAACGTCAGTCGTCAGGTCATGGATACCTTGGTACAACTGCGCCTTAAAACTGGTGGTCTGGGTTTGGATAATCGACATATCAAGTTACCTTCTGACGGAACTGACCAGAACGATATGCGTCTTGACGCTCCATACCATCACCCAGACGTTTAGCCAACGCAAGAGCTTCCATGAACTTCTGGTTGTACAACTGCATCATGTCGGTTTCACCCTTCATGTAGGTGTAAGCCTCAACCAAAGATGCGTACAACAACACCGTATCAAAGTTATCACCAAGCCATGTACGGCCATCTGCCGCAGTTGTAATTGACTCGGGGTAGAAGTAGTAGTGAAGTTCGGTGAAATAAGCCGAGTCAGGCGTTGGGCCAAGGATAAACGTTAGCTCGTCTGCATTGTCTGAGCGGGGGCCAAACAAAGCATAGTACTTAGGCAGGGCTGTCTCATTGGGTGTGGGATACGCTTGACGGATAAAGTTAACGTCTTTGTTTAACAAGTACTCGTACGTACCTGTATTTAAATTTCCGTTGACTACACCAGTAATGATTGCCAAAGAGTACACAGCCAAGAAGTCCGTTGGGCACTGCAAGTAATTGTTGTTTGCCGTTACCTGCCCATACACGTTTTTGCGAATCGAAGGGAACTGAACCGAGTTATAGATACGCTGCTCAGACTGCGTAACGAACACGGGAAGATTAGCCACGAAATCTGCTTCCGTGTTCTCCGTGTACGCTTGTATTGCGTTATATAGCGCGGTTCTGTCCATGTTTATGCCATTGGCCCACGAGCCATAGTTCCCTTGGTCGCCGCACCATTACCACGAGTGACGATACCGGATGTCTTAGTGGTTTCGTTACCAGCAGCCTTGCTGATGTTGCCAATAGACATGTTAATGGTGTCAGCTTTACTGCGGTTTGGGGGAATGCCGGGGTTTGTAGACGGAACAACAGGTGCACCACTCATGGTGTGGGGCTTGGCGTACGCAGAAGCAGGTAGATTGTTAATCTTGGCCATGTTATTTCCCCTGATTCTTAACTTTGGCCATACCGCGACCATACTGCATCATCATCTCATTGGTCTTACCACCCTTGGCAAGTTTTGTAGGCGTTTTGCCACCGGCTCGCATGTTTTTAACTGCAGCATCGGGATGTGCAGACTTCATGCCTTTGGCCATGTGTGATTTAAGTGCTTTCTTTGCGTCCATGTTCGACTCCTTATGTCGTTGTAACCGTAACTGTACCAACAAATGTCGTTGCCACCAAGTAGTTTGGCGTTAGTGCAACATCAAAATTACTTGACCCACCAACAGGGTTCCACCCCCACTGAACATCTCGAGAACCACCAGTCAAACTACCACTAGCGTTTACACCTGCCGTAACGTACGTTGTGTCCTTGCGCGGGTTGCGCACAGCCTGCGGATCATCTACTGGGTACATACCCAACAACAACTGCGGCTGATCTGGATCAAAACACTGCGGGCACACAAGCAGATTATAAATCTTTGTCTTCTGTATCTCTTTACGAAGTGCCGTCAATTTGAACTGTTGGCCACATCTATCGCACATGGCGATACTGTTTTTACCAGAAGCAAACCGATTGCCCATTTACGTACCACTGCCAATAAACTGTTGCCTCGGAACAAAACGTACCGAAGCCTTTTCACGATCTTCATCAGCGGCCAACTGCCAAGCTTCATCGTATTGTTGCTTCAAGACCGGCAGACGCTCAGCGCCATTCTCAATCTTAAGAGCCAAGTAGTAGGCCAAGCCTGCCACCATACAGGGCAGGAAGCGGAAAGGCACGTCCATCGTGCGTACACCCCCGCCAGCATCATCAATACGGCGCATACGCCAGTAAACAAACTGATATGTTGTGCTGTTGTCTGGGGTTGGCCAGAGGGTCACAGATGGCAGATTCTGCGTAAATACAGACACGCCAGTTGAGTGTGCTGCGGCAGTTGTGCCGTTCTGCCCACGGAAACAGTTGTTAAGCACGTTGCCAGAGATGTAACCGTACTGCACTGTCTCGTTCTCGATCAACAAGAACCCTGTAGCTGGGAGTCCCGCCGCTGAAGTTAGTGTGATTGTTGTATCTGTGGCCGTGATCCCGCCGTTAAGCGTGGTGCCAATAGAGGAAGTCTGGCCATCCAAACGCTGATACCACACCTGAATAGGACGGGCTTGTTGCAGTTTGTTGGGGATTGTGGCGTAAGTAGAAACACTGATACGCGTGATGGTCAAGTCAGCTTGCGTAGATGCGCTACCCGCGCCCGTGCGAATCACATGCTCAAGTAGATCCACTGTATCTACGGGTAGTGCGTAGTTGTTTAGACCCGGAGTCAGGTTAATCGTACCCTGCTCAAACGTCCACATGTTGACACCGCGGTTTGCCCAATCAGCAAACATCAAGTTTAATGAACGACGGGCTGTACGTAAGTCGTAGCCCGTACGCAACTCCGAACCAGCGCGTTCAAACGCTTCCTCAACCAACTCAGTGAGGTCAAGGTTAAACGCTGTGGTTCCTGAAGTGGTCATCTAAATCCTGCCGTTTTCTTTGCAATCGTTTTAGGTTGGGCTACGAATTGTTTTCCGGCTTTTTTGCCAGCACGTTTCGCACGCGTTGTCGCAGCGTACTCACTTGGACTGAGACTTTTAATCGCAGCGCTAGGAAGGTATCGCTCACCAGTGTCAGAAGATTTTTTACCACTTTTGGTTCTCCATTTTTGGTCGCCCCAGTCTTTCAATGATTTCTGAGGCGCTTTCAATCTCGGTAACCCCCGCCTGCCGCCTTGTACTTCTTGGCAACAAGCTGAGCTTTACGCGCTGACCACTGACCTGCACCAGTACCCTGCGTTGCTGCGGCTTTTACTTGAGACACAATTCTCTTGCGAAGGCTTGGCTTTGTGTAATTGCCAGCAGCGTTAACCTTCCCACCCTCTTTGTACTGGGTAAAGTCAGTGTCGTCCCGCCGGGCTTTCTTGACGCCCTTGGGCATTTTAGAAGGGGAGATGTCCCCCATACCACGGCTGGCCATCATACTATCAACACATCTTTCCGCGGGTCTTGCCTTTAGTGGCAATACCGTCAGCGCGAGAAGAAGCAGAACCGCCAGAAGCATAGCCTTTGACTTTACCACCACGTCTCATGCTCATGTCAGATGTTTCAGTATTTTCATAGCTGATGTTAGTACCGGGTTTATTTGTTGACGGCAACGCTTCTGGCTCACGCTCTGTATCAAAAGACTTCTGGCCACTACGAACGTACTCGTCACGCGGCACAGCGTTCTTAGATCTCATGATCTCGCCCTTGCGAGTATCAGAATCACGCGGTACGTACGCGCCCATTTTAGGCTTACCGCCAACAGACTTTTGCTCTTCAGGAGCCATCTCAGTCGTGTACTTTTTACCGTTAAAAGTAAAAGTCTTATCGCCCGCAGCACGGGCTTCGCGGAACGCTTTTCCAAATTTACTAGTAGTCATAATTAACTCCTTAGCAGGCTTTGCCGCCGCGTTTCATGCCAATCTCTGTGCCTTTGGTATTGCCTTTAATAGCAATACCGTCAGCGCGTTTGGAGGCAGAACCGCCATTGGACATACCGCCCATATTCATTTTCTTGGCTTTAGTCATGCCGCCGTGCTTCATTGCGCCTTTACCGTCACCGATAAACGCAGGCTTGCCATCTTTCATGGGCATACCGCCACCAGCCATTTTCTTAGCTCCGGCTTTTTTCTTAGCCATCATTGCCATGAAGCCGGGATTCATTTTGCTTGCCATAGTATCACCACCTTTAGAAAATTTGCGGCTTTTGTCCGCTTGGTTAAACTCTTTACCCACGGACTGTGGGACTCCTACTTTCTTAGCAAACGACGGGTTGTTAGCCACCGCCGCCATGAAATTGTGTTGCTTCTTACTCGTCGACGGCATTGTCTGCCTTCTTACGTTTAGTCAAATCACGAACAGTATCAGACTCCCAAATACGAAGCCCAAGATAAATGATCGTGAACAGAGAAGCCAAAGGCGGAAGCCACGTAGCCATGACACCAACAGTTGTTAAGACTGCCGCGCCATCCGCAACTGCTTTAGCTGTGTCGTGCTGAGTCATACCATCCGCCCTTTTGTCTTGCCTTGTATAGCGCAGCCATCAGCCGCAGTTACATAGCCCCCATCCTTACAGTTCCACGCTCTCAAAGACTTATTGATCCTTGAATCCGGGTCGTTGGCTGTCTTCGCGCTGGTTAGCTTCTTCTTCATGCCTTCCATACGAGCGCAAAAGGAGTCGCGCCGTGAGCCGCCCTCGGGTTGAGGCCGCTTCAATCCGGGTTTCCCGGGGTTGGCCGCGTTGTACGAGGCCCGTCCCTTGGCGTTTAAGCCACCCTTCTCGGATTTGCCCTCTTTGCGTTGCCATGCTGGAGATTTAGCCATAAAACACCGTTGCTGTTACAGAACCGCCAACACCTACAAACATACCGTTTTTGCAATAGATGCCTTCACCGGGGATCAGCACTGGCAAACCAACAATGTTGAACGTGTCAAGCTCTAACAAGATACTACTATAAAACGTTATGGCTCCGCTAGTTGCAGTGCTCGCTGCAGTTGTTACCGTAAAGACGTTTGCGTTTGTTACAGTCACCGCATAGACCCCGTCCGCTGCCGTACCAGTAGTAAAGTCCATAAAGACTCTATCGCCTGTAGTCAAGCCGTGAGCCGTAATAGTGACGGTAACTGTGGTGCTTGCCGCAAGCCTAGCGTATGTGCCTGTCTTAAAAATTGTGGGATCAGCCACTGCCATATTACGTACAGACGCTGAAGCTGGGGACACCGTAATAGATTTAAGCCGAACGGCATAATCCGTCACTGTTTTAGACGTTGTTACGTGGGAGGACTTAACGTCATATTGCATTGCCATGATGCCGTCCTATCCGTAAAATATGGTCGTTGTTACCGTGGCAGACGGGAGGAACGTATAAATTCCTACAGAGGCTAATACGCCTTCGCCGGGGATAAGGGTATAAAACGCTGTTCCCGTAGCGCAATCAATTTCAGCTAATACGTCTTGGTACATTGTCACATTACCGCTGGTGGTTAACACGGCTGTAGTCACAGTAAACGTGTTAGTTGCCGCAGTTACAACGGTATAAACGTCTGGAACTGCTGAACCTGTAGTGAAATTAAGCACCACCCTGTCACCCACAGCCAACCCGTGATTAGCGTACGTTACTGTACAAACAGTAGTTCCGGGAATG